CGCCTTCAATACATACTAATGTGTCTTCAGGATTTCTACCCATTTTATATAATATCGAGTATTTTTTGTCATATTTAGAAGATCCATTAACTAGAAACAGTTCTCCGCTCTCAGGAGCTCTATATAAAATAACAAAAACATGATGAGTTTCCGAGTCGAAAGGTGGATCGCCTTTATATCGAAATACTAATGATTTTTTAGCAGTATATTTAAATGCCTCAAATAATTGCTCCTTAGAGAACATTTTATTCTCCTAGAACTTTTCTTATAGCTTCTTGATCTCTGTAATATTCTTTTGAAGCAGCTAGATGGTCTTCATCTATGATATTGAAAAATTCATCATTATCGGGATTTTCAAAAAAATCTTCATTATTGATTACGACTCTAGTCTTTGGCTTTGACGTATCGACAAAATGATCTTCAAGTCGTTTCCATTCTGGGTATCTGTGACTTATTTTATCTGCAAGATAGAAATTATCGAACTTACCGAAAGTGCTCCAGGAGAATTCAATAGCTTCTTTATCAGTTTCGCTTAAATAGTCATCGTCAATAGATACTCCACCTTCAATCCAGGTGTCTTTCTTGTCTGAATTAAAAAGTTTCTCTAGAAATGCATACTCATCATCATTAAATTTCCACTCGGTTAATTGAGCAATATCTAGAGCCAATGAAGATACGGGGCCGTGTGTCATAGCATAGTATGTATCACCAGAAACAAGCCTACCGTATTTTCGTATATGATACCTATCTGCTGCCCAAATAAGTTTAATAAGTTTGACCCTATTAATCTTCGGAATTTTGGAAACTTTAAAGATATATCCTATTATTTGGGACATCTTTACGACTTTTGTCCTAACCATAGACATATTATACCACCTTTTACCCTAAAAATCAAGTATCTATTATTTACACTCCTATTGTAGCATAAGCGAGATAATAATGTCAATAAACAAAAGCCTCAGCGGTGATTAAACAGACTGAGGCGGGATATTTTTATTATAGTTTGTCCTTCGACAAAACCTTTTGATTTTAAATCAATAATTTAATATGTTCTTAGAACTTAGCACTCCATTTATAAAATTGAAATGTGCATATCGATTCTCATACTTACAGCGATATATTTGGCTTTTTCCGAGAGAGCTGTCAGAATCACTATATTTTTCACAAGCTTTCTTGATATCATATATATTCGATAGACTATCTATATTTGTGTCAAGTGTTATCTTTTCATATTTTTCGCCAGTTAAGTATAAATTATTGTTGGGTTCTTCCTTGGAAAAAGATATTTCAGTTTTACCATAAATTGTCTGTAATAATCAAAGTTCAGCAATCTTGATTTTTTAAAAGACTTATGGTATTATAAGATTATAAAAGAACGGCGTAGCCCCTCGTTTTGGTCGAGGCATTAGCAGCCGTTCTTTTGCTTTTACTTAATTTTATGGAATTTATCACCGCTCACAACGATTAAACTATCTATTTTATCGTTATTCTTCTTTATCGAGATATGCTTTTTAGCTTTTTCAATAACATCATTCACATCAATATCTTGATTATAAACATCAAGGAAAATATTTCGCTTACCTTTATCCGTAGCATGATATATCTCATTTCGAATGGTCATAGGCTTAATCTTACCTAAAATACTCTTAAGCTCCCACGCTTCACCATTAATTAAGAAATCATTAGTAATCTTACCTTTTCCCCAAGGTATTCTCTCGACATTATTAAAATTCTTCACCAGCCTTTCATAAAAATCTTGCTCATGAGGATACATATACTCAGGGTCGTTTTGATTGAGCTTTGAATAATCAAAAATCTTATCTCTCTCTTCTTCAATCCCAAACTTCTCCACACAAGAACAGTTTGGGTGAGCACCAGCTGTATCAATATCAGCGTAATCATTAACCCGAATCTTCGATTTACCAATCAAAATTCCGCCCTTTTTAACATAACTTTCAGTTACAGTAACTCGCCGACCATTCATTCCACGGCAATATTTGCACGGATTATGCGAAACAACCACCCACTCTTTATAGAACTGCACGCCAGATTCATTCTGAATTTGCACACCAGCCTCCACGCCAGCCAGGCCGTGTGCTCGGTGTGTTTCGGTGCGAGCTATTCGCTGAATTCGCCATTCTTCGGTTTTTGTTATATCTCGCAAGCTACGAGCTAACTGTTCTTTATTCCAATCTTCTATTTCTGCTTGAGCAACTCTGTTAGCAATCGACTTGGCCGTATCTTCACTAAAACTCTTAGTAAAATCAGCTATCATTTTGTCGTAATGCTTTTTTAGCTTATCAGAGAGCTTAAATTCAGTCAGATCATCAGTCGATATGTTGTTTTGCTTTAATATTGAAACAAAATCACTCCAAGCCACCACACCACGCGTTACCAGCACGCTCAGCAATATCACCTTTATTCTTTGCTTGAACTTCTCACGATCTTTATCGCCAAGGTCAAAATCTTCAAAATCGCTATCAATAGCTCGCTCAATCTGCTCATTAGTCATATCACGAAAGACAGTTTCTAATGTATTCTGGTCTTTATCTTTTTGTTTTTCGTTTTTTGTTTTCGTCTCAGCTTTTAAACAGTGATGATCTCCGCAATGATTGCAGATATGCGCGCTTTTTGCGTTTAAATCTTCTGGCGATTCTTCAACTTCACCACCGTCATCAACTTCAGGCTTATCATTCTCAATTTTTAGTGGAGTTTCACCCATTTTAAGCGTTTTATAGCCATTGCTTAGCTCAAATGCATCAACTATGCTATCTAATGAATAGCCCATTTCTAAGCCAGTCTTGATCAAGGCCAATTCAGCTGCTTTACGCTCAGCTTCAATCTTTTCTTCTTCAGCAACACCAGGAACATCAAGGTCGAAAGTTATCGCAAAGCCCAATCCACCTGTAATTCGGTTTAGTTGATGCGTAAATTCACTCCAAATCCGTGTCGCAAAAGGTTTAATTGTGTATTTTATAAAAATCTGCTCATCCACCCGCACACTGGCATAAGTGTTGTTATCGTTTACACCTCGAACACTTGCAGGCACACCATAAATACTGTCAATTTTCTTATTTGCTTGGTCGAACAAGCTTTTTAAGTCAAGATTCTTATTGCTTTCAGCAAACGACACCCACTCAATCTGAGCATTAACTGGCTTACCAGTCGCACTTTCAATTGGGCGATGAACATAAACCACATTGTTATTATTGCCACTGCCACGGTGTCGCGATTGCAGATTATCAACAATTTTATTATATTCTTCAACACTTCCAGCGGTAATAATAAACTGTCCAGCTGGCACAGCGCCATTTTCAAAGTAGCCAGCTTGATAGCTTGCAATATAATCATCAATGGATGCCCATTTTCGAGCAGCATCAGTCGGGCTATATCCTCCGCTCAAATCATATGGATTCACCCCACTTCGAAGTTCAATAATTTCATAATCAAAATACTCATTAGAACCAACTCGATAGCGTTTCTCTTCGCCAACATAATATTCAGAAACTCCCTCAAGAATAGTAAATCCTGCTATATTTTCAGGAGTAATTTTTTGTCCAGTTGTTGGAGCGCCGTGTTCATTATAGCTCCAAACCAAAACATAAACTTTAGGAAAAACCAAACTTAGGAGTGCTAAAGCCTCGCGAAAAGTTGCACCGCTCATCTGTTGATTTGGGTGATATATTTTATTCATCACCACCGAATCTTGAATTGTTTTACCGTTATTGTCTATTGCATATGGCCTAATTGTCATAAATTCATTCACAATTCGTGAAATAGACGGGTATGAATTATCGTATGATAGCCCTTTATAAAATGTATGCGCACCTAACATTGATTTTGGCCGATTGAAAGCGTGGTGCGAGGCGCTCTTCTTTTTCATATTACCGCCGACCAAACGGCTAAAAAAATCTCTAAGCATATTTAAACTATAAGTTCAAATAGTCGAGTAAAACAATTAAAATAATGGTATACTATAGATATGGACGACACACCAAAACCAACACCAGAATTCAATCAGCTAATCGGAGAAGCCGACTATCTTATGAGCATAATCTTATTAGAGGTTCAAACCAGAATAAATTCATTTAATCCAATAGCTGATAATATAGAAGCTTTTAATCGCTTCCCTAATACAAAAAATGATATATTAGAGAACCTAAAATATACCCACGGAAACTATGAGTTTATAAAGAAGTTTGAGAAGACTCTGTCGGGGAAGAGATTTTTATGCGGCGGATACAATCACAATAAAGTTGAGATTATTTTGAGAGAATATAAAAAGATAGTTAAAATGCGCAACTCTATTGCACACAATCTCCCACATAATCTTAATGGTAAATATGTAAAAATACATCGCAGTATAGATAAAAATAAGATGGTTAAGGATACAATAGTCGATAAAGCTTTTTTACATGATTTCATACAACGATGCGAAGAACTCATAGATATTTTACACAATCCAGACTTCGATTCGATCATTCAAGAATTTATGATAGTCATAAACAAACATCTAGACATCAGCTCTATCGTATCAAACATTCGCTCAGATATATCAAAATTTAATTTAGCTTCATATATAGAGCTCGATGTAAGTGTTTTGACTGAAATGATGGATTTAACCAAAAGAATATCAGAAAAACCTACCTCACACCAGCATAAACAATAGGCTTAGGTTTTGGCGGAGTATAATAACATAAAATGCACGCATCAGCCAAGTCAGGACTTCTATTTCCCCGCTTCTTGTAATCACCCTTACTTTCCACCGCACGCTTACCTTTTTTATCCATACTCCAAGTTCTAGTCGTTAATTCTTGTAATAAATCTGTATTATTCGGCAGTTGTATTTCATCTATCACTTCTTGAAGATGAAACCACGCTTCGCTAATCCAGTTCGGGTATTTATCATCATTTACCGCCTTTTGCGCAAAGTTAATACCTTGAACA